CTGCCAACCGCCTGCCAGCCATTTCATCCGCTATACGTTCTCTAGACATTGCCTGACGAATAGCCGCCACAGGATCATCGCCCTGATCTGGCGTACCCATAGACAACCCCTCATCGTAACGAAAAGCCCTAGTCTCTCCGCTAGCGATCTCTTGCTGTTGGCGCTCAAGATCGGCGCGCTGGCGATCATTGAATGCAAGACGTTGCTCTCGCGTGACCGGCTGCCTGCTACCTGCCGTCCCGAAGATGTGATTGCCGATAGTTTTCCATTCACCACCAGCTTTCTGTCCCCAAGGTGGCTCTACGACACTAGGGTTATAGTAGTTGAGTGCCCCATCAGTAGGATCGTCATATTCACCAGACAAGAGGCGATCAGTAACTTTATAGGCGGTTTCAGACGGCCTGATTTTATCCATGTTAAGCCCGCCTTGGCCGCCAGCGTAGCCGGTTTCGAGGTTCCAAGCGCTAAATTGCCCCGGAGCCATGATAACTTCTTCTAGGCTATCACCAAACCCACCAGCAGCAGCGCGGTTAGCGATCACCGCACCAGCGGCGAGCATTCCAAGCTCACCTTCGCCGCCTGCCTCAGCTTGCAGGGTTCTCGCTAGACGCTCACGCAAGTCCATTATTTTCCTCCCATAGGCCCGCGAAGATAAGACGATCCAAGGCCAGCCCCCAAGCCCAGCCAATCAAACAGGCCCGGAGTAGTAGATTGGGTGCCAGTCGTAGTGCCAGCATTTTGTAGCGGGTTGCCGTAAACACCGGCCATTGCGGTACTAAGCGCTGTCTGTGGGTAGTTGATATAGGCGTCGTATTGTCCAGACGCTTGTTCAAGTAGTTGCTGATTAAGCAATTGCTGTTGCGCACCAGCGGCGGCTTGTTGCTGTAGCGCGTTCATGCCAAGGTTTTGCCCTGTCTGCGCAGCACCGACAAGCGCTCCACCGGCAGAAATGCCGCGGTTAGCTGCGTTGCTGCCCAAGCCAGCTAGTACCCTAGCCGCCGCAAGTTGCTGATCTGTCATCTGCACACCGGCATTTGTTAACGCCTGCGCTGCCGCTAAGTCTTGACCAGATGCGCCCAACCCTAGTTGCCCTCGCTGTGCCAACCTAGCTACTTGTTGCGCTCCGATACCAGCCAGCCCGCTAGCAGCAGCTTGCTCTATTTGTTGCTGGCCTTGCCCAAGTTGCGCTGCGCGGTCAAATCCTTGCTGTAGCGCTTGCGTGATAGCCTCGTTTTCGGCTTGCGCATAGCGGTCAAGGGTCTCCGCTTCTACAAGCCCTTGCCTAGCGCCACCGTACGCGCCAGCTTGTGCAGCTTGTCCACGGATCATGTTCAAGTCATTAGATCGCCGCTCACGCATTCGTGTAACAAGGTCGTCAATGACTTGGTTTTGATACGGGTTCAAGTATTGGTTCATCGTGCGCTGTACGGCAGGCGTACCAGCGCTTTGCATATAGCCTTGAGACGCTGCGCCAGTTTGCCACGGGGTAGCACCTAGTGCAGTCAACGCTTGTTGCGTCTCAAATTCCCCTTGTTGAGGGGAAGTTAGTTCAGCCACGCCAGCTTGAAACACATCGTTGTTTGGCGCTGTGATAGCTTGGTTAGCGGCCCTAACTTCATAAGGATGAATGCTTTGTGCGTATTGCAGCCCACCAACGCCACTAGTGTAAGCATCGGACGCTTGCTGAAAAATGTTAGGTGCCTGTGCAGGCTGTTGTTGAGATGCACCGCCCATCACATTGCTCCTTATTTACCGCTATTGTTGTTATTGTTGCCATAATTAATGCCTGTCTCTCCGGGCATAAAGAGTTGCGCATAAGGATTAGGCTCTTCTTCTTCTTCCGGGGGAGGATAGTATGGCGGGGTTTCGCCGGGAACGCCGGGGAGAGGGCTGCCGGGGTCAAACGGGTCGATGCTTGCAGCGTCATAAACGCGACCAGCAGCATTTTGGAAGCTAGCTAAAAGCCCTTGCCGCGCCTCACGTTGCTCTGGCGTTGTGCTTCTTTCTACAGCTTCATCGTATAGCTCGCCAGTGCTGTATCCGTAGATACCACTGGCAGTTTGCTCAGGTGTGCGAATGTTCAGAGGCGCAGCGCCTAGTCCAAACGCCGCTGCCTGTGTGTTAGCGCCCTGCATAGCAGATACTTGCTGCGGGGAAAACGCTGCAACAGTTACCCCTCGGTTAGGGGAATATGGCAGCGCTGCCGAACGGAGACCAGCGGCCAGAACTTCATTAGCACCTTGTTCAAGGCCCGGAGGTAGGTTGACATTTTGAGTAGTCGTAACTTCTCTGCTTTTACCGCCACCCATTAGTAAACCTCCTTGTGCAGTACGGAGAGCTTATGCGTCCAGCCGTGTTGTTTCAGCTTTCTCGGCCACCCGACGCGGCCAGCGATTGACAGGTACTTGCAGCCGAGTTTCTTGGCAACTTCGCTAATGCCTACCTCAGAAGCCAAGATTGCCTCAAATTTACCGCAAGCGATGAAGCAATGATAGATGCTGTAGCCCGGATATTTCTCATATTGCATAATCACGCAGCAATCCCCAAAGTCGTAGAAGTGCCGCTCTTGGCGAAGGACACTAGCCACGATATCGTTGAAGGAATACATACCGTCAAGATCACGCAGAGCGCGCTCAATTTGCTCTTGCCAACGCAGTAAGTCTCGCATGAGCGCAATCACATCGCCAGCAAGATTGCCGTGTTGGTTAAAGTTACCCTCAGTGGGGGGATTATGCGTGTTCATGCCGTCCACCTTACGTTATTTTGTCCGCGTTGTCAAGGTAAGTCGTCCTCAATAAGCAGTTTCTCGTACGCACCGCTAATTGATACAACTACCCTGTCAATACTTGGATCATACAACAGAATGCCATTTTCTGTAGCACGAGCCGTAACATTGCCTTTGATATGGGGAAGCAAAATCGGAATAGGGTTGTTAGTTTGCTCAAACCTAGTGTTAGTGGACAAAAAGTAGTACAATTGTTGTGCCCACTCTTCCATAGAGCGGTAATTTTGTGGATTCGGAATTTGTCTAGTATCAACCATCAGCGTTTTCCTGTTCCTTGTATCTGCACGTCAAACCGAGCTAGCCCTAGCTCACATTGGTAGCTAACGAAATCCGCCCTCATGCGCAGCGACCTCCCAAACGCTCTTGTCGGCGTCGGGTTGCGCGATGTATAAGGACCATAGGAGTACTCCGTAGCTGTAGGAAACTGGCGTCCGTAGAATGTGTACTCGATACCCCCGATATTCTCTTGGTCTGGATACACATACCGCAACGCAATGTTGCGCTCCCCGTTATTGAAGTCAAGTGGTCCGGTCTCTAGGAACACATCACCCTCATTGAGGGGAAAAACGCCAGCTATCTCGTGGTTAAAAATCTCCCCATCAGGATTAACCATGAGCGGCGTAGAGATAGAGCCTTTGTCGATACCTGAGGTACGGCTCAGGCGTCCTGTAGTCCAGACATTTCTGCGATAGTCCCATGTGACATAGCTATCGACTTCCGTAGTAGTGGTGCTCTTGGACTGGTATAGCCACCACACTTCCGAAAAGTCAGTGATAGTGAACGTACAGATTTTAGACACGTTTTTAGGGTCGATATCGGAATACAGGAAATCAATTACATCACAATTAAGCGGCTGAACTGTGCCGGTGTAAATCCAGAAGTTTCTAGACCCCCACCACACAGCAAAGTTAGACGACTTAGCTACTGCTTGCGCAGCTAACGGCCCACAATCGGTGCCTACTTCTTCTATAGAATAAACATAAGGCGGACCAATATAGCGAGCTACGTTTGCGTCATTTTCTCCTAGAATAAGAACATCATTCAACACAGGCAGACAGCGTAGCAGCTTGCCATTGCCGGGAAGAGTTCGATCAATAGCTTGGTTATCTGTAGCTGCTGTCCAGACAGTGCGATCTTCTACCTCAGATGCCCTAACGCGCCTCGGCTCCCCGTTAGCCCCGACAACGAATACTTGACGTTCCTCAGTGACACACATATCAGCGTTATTGCTAGGTGCGTTGGTCACAGAACTTTCGCTTAAATCCGAAAGGTCAAGCTCATAGATATCTCCGTTGCGGATTGAGCCATAAAGCAGTATCTCGCCAAATGTATCGAAGTACCAACGATCTGGCGGAATGATATCGGCGCCTGTAAGCTCTACAGAGACGCCAAAGGCACCTACGCCGTACGCCCCGCCGCCGTAGCCACTATCAGTTTGCGGGTCTTTGCTGTTATTAAGCGCCGTGTAACCAGTGGGAGTGATCTCTGTTGTCGTGCCGTCCTTATCCATGTGATAGACAGCTAGGTTGCTGCCGAACACGACATTCAAATCTTCCGAATTGTCCCTCCACGCGAAAATATCGCGGATAGCTTCTTCCGTGGCATCAGAAATTAGCGCTGAAATTTCTGCGTTTGTGTTGTCTCTACGCCGCAACCACCCACCAACAGGCCGATAGCTGCCATCGTGATAGCGCACAAGACTACCCTTTTCAACGCGGCCTTTACGCGTATACGGGGTACCATTGCGGTAAAACCCCGGAGGCAGATTGAAAGGAACTATCGGCATCTTACCCTCACTTAGGGGATATTCAGTAGATCAGTGCTCGTTCATATCAATAGGTAGAGTAGGTTCTTTTTTCTCGTCCTCTTGCACTAGCTGTTGCTTTAGCTCTTTGACCTCTTGTTGAAGCTCTGCTACTCGCAGCTTATTCACTTCTAGCTGTACCACGTATGCTCCCAAAACAGTGTACAGAAGTTGCGTGTCCATTTTTCCCCCTTATGCGATTTTCAGCGTTCCGCTGTCGTTCCACAGATCACCGGAAGAAAGTCCGGCAGAAGAAGTAGGCAACCCGCTAAAGTTGATAATACCGTCCGCAGAGATTTGAACCCTATCAGACCCGTTTGTATTGAGCACAATAGAGCCAGCATCTTCAGCGGTTAACGTAAGTGCCCCCGTACCTCGGTGTTGGATGTTAGAAACTGCGTTTGCATTTGGTCCGCGTATAATTCTAAGACCATAATCTGTGTAGGTAGTATCTCCGATAAGGTCCAAGTTACTAGTGCCGGTAGCAGAGCGCCCCAAACCAGCTCTAAAAGCACAGTTTGCCCCTGCCGACTCTTCTGTAGAAGAAATAGTGCCAGCAACGTCTAGCTTAGACGTAGGCCCACCACTAGACTTGATACCTACGCTGCCAACCGAGTTAATACGCACTGCTTGCGTACCATCTGTAAAAAAGATCATACTGTCTGTACCGTGAGAATATTGAATACGCCCCACAGCGTTATCATCTGAATCACCAAAGTAAATTCTTCCGTTGTTAGTGTTTGGTGTCAAGATACTGATACCAGCATCAGCGTCGTTTTCTACGAAAAGCTCATCAGCACTCGCATTAGCGCTTGCACCAGACGATCCGCTAGTGACAGATACGCTAGTAAACGCTCCTGTGGATGCGTCGTTTGCTCCGATAGGAGTACCGTCAATCGACCCACTATCAATGTCAATACCATCAATAGCTGCCGTACCATCAAGCAAGTCGTCTAAATCTTCCCAATTGCTATTGAGATAGCCGCCCCACAGGTCAACGTCGCCGCCGACCGTAGGTAGATTAAAGTCGTAGCTAGTTGTGCTGGAAGGCATGGTATCCTCTTTTGCTCTAAGTTACCCTAAGTAAGGGTAAGTGAGGGTAAGTGAGGGTAGTCAGAAGTCGCAGTATGCGTCGATCAAAGCGATCAGTTTTCGTCCAGTAGTGACACTTTTATTGCCACCATCTTCTGCAAGCACTGCCGCGTGGTCACGTGGTCAGTACGCGGTTGCTCAGTAGCGTCGCAAATAGCGCTACTTACGACTACGCTCTCGCAGCCACTCACGGTCAGCGTCACTATCGCCAGTGCCAGTATCCGCATCGTTTTGGATTGCCACCACGGCTTAGGATCAGGGTTTGTTGCCATCTTCAAGAGCCTTCTGTGCTAGATCACGGAGTTCTGCCAGCCGCCAGCGATACCAGTCTGTCGATTTACCCTCAGTGGGGGTATCTTCTGGCTCGACTGTTTCAGTCTTGTACCAAGCGGGCACGTAAAAGCCCGGACAGGCTTTATTGGCGTACTCGTTATGCCCGCTTACTTTAGTGATGCCGTACCGTTGTTTCAGTTCTGCGAGCAGCTTCCTAAGAGCTACGTTTTGCTTTTCGGTGTAGTGTGCATCAAACTGGTCGTGGGGCTCGCTACCATAGCCTCCGACTAGAGCGATGCCTACTGTACCTTCATTGTGCCCTCTGACGTGCGCTCCGATGAGTTCTATGGGCCTACCAACTACAACAGTCCCATCTCGTGCGATCACGTAGTGATAACCAATATCGCGCCACCCACGATCTTTGACGTGCCAGCGACGAATTTCGTTCACTTGCTCCTGCGGCGTAGCGTCTTTCATCCAGTCCCTAGTCGTCGCAGTAGTGTGGATGATCGCTTCGTCAATCTTTCGCATCACGTAAGTCCTCCCGTAGTTGTTTCATTATATTGTTATGCTCTATAAGCTCCTGCGTAAGGGTGTCCATTGACCCGCGCATGAGATTTAGTTCTCTGCGAATACTCTCATCATTTGCTAGAGCTTGAGCAATGCTTGGCCTGTTCTGTTTGATATTTTCTGTTTGCCTATTCTGCTCTTGCATTTGCTCAGATCGGAATGTCGCAAAGGTGCTTATCGAATTATCAAACGCTGTTTGTGGCTGCGCTGCCCGCCAGACAGCGGCTATAGTTTGTGCCACAAGAAACACGAATAAAGGCACCAGAGATTTCTGTGTGTCAGAGACGTGCAAAATTAACCTCACTTAGGGTAAGTCAAGGACGCCTAGTTCTAGGAACATGACGCACGGGCTTCATGTTGAGTGGTGAACCACCAAACTGCACTTTACGCTTATCTTCATCCAGAGCGCTGACGAGCGCATCCTGCATGAGATTAGCGTAAAAATTGATGCGCTCTTCTTCTCGAAGAAACACGCCAACGTGCTTCAAAATCGTGTATAAATAGAGGTCTAGGTAGTTGTCCTCTAGCCAACTGCTATCTGTAGTTTGGTAGTCTGGCACACCCTCCCTATATGTAAGATTGAAGCTGCCGGGGTTGCTGGCGCTGAACGGGCCGACAAGGTACAAAAACCCACCAAGGTTTTCTCCCCTTGTCACGTAGTACACAGGCTCAATGTACATGCTGTTTGTGCGCTCACGCAAATCGTAGATATGCGATTTGCTAGTAAGCCGCATTTCTCCGCCTTTGCGCTGCCGCTCAGGTTGAAGATTGGACAAAGAAATGAGTTGATAGAAGTCGTCTGGAAGATCAGGGTTTTCGTTGTTTGGCGTAAGAATGGCCGCTTTCTCTCTCGCCTGAATATCCAGTTTCCGATTTAGCTCAGCGTTAGCCATACGGATAATGTTATCCATATTGTTGGCTAGGTCAGTATCATTCTGACGCCACACAAAGTCATAGACAAACGACTTGAAATTATCATATGTCATTGCCATGATTAGTGACCCACCCTGAATTTACGGTAATCAATGTCGTCGCTAATGCGTTTCTTAGCGAACTGCGCAAACTCTTTGGTGCCGATCTTTAGACCAGTTTCTTTCGACCAATTTGTAGCGGTAATTGGGTCGATACCACCAACGAGTTTAGCCCCCGCCACCTTATCATTGCGACGAGGGCCGATAATATCTGCGTAGTCCTTCATCGCTTTGATGATAGGCTCTACGTCTTGTGAGCGAGTGACGATCACCCGCCCTTCACTGTCCAGCTTAATCGTCTCTTTCGGCTTGGCGTAGAGACGACGATAGCACTCAGCTAGAAGTTCGCCTTCTGCGAGGCTTAGGGCTATCCCCTGCGCCTTCTTTAGCTTGATCCGTTCCAGCGTCAGGCGCAGCATCCGCTCTTGCTTTGCTTTCGTCAACGCCTCCAGACGCGCTATCGGGCTCAGTTCCTCCGGCTTCGGCTTTGTCGGGTTCATCGAAAACCCCTTCCATGCTCACTTGAACATAGCCGAGTTGGTGATAGTGCTCTGCTGTCTCTTTGTTCAGCATCGCAATGCCTCCGCGCTTGACATATTCGCCACGATTGTCGCGGATTTTTGGCGTCTTTACCACCTTAAACGGCATCAGCTTTTCAGTAGCCATCTAGTCCTCCTGACTGTCGATGTGGAAAGGTTCCCCTCAGTGAGGGGAACCTTGGTCAAGTTAGGTGAGCGCGTTGGTCGTGTCGCGGATCACCCCATGGGCCTTCTCGTTGTCGATTTGCAGCCCGTATTCACACCACACAAGGGTACGCATGGAGTGGCCGGTTTCTGCAAGCGGCTTCTGCTGAACCTCGTCCAGATAGGCAACAGCGGCGTATTCGGGATCGAGCACGAACACGTTATAGCTGTCGTCATTGTCGGCGGGGTTGTTGGTGGGCTGAAAGCGGTTAGGAACCACAGTAAGCTCACCGAAGTCGCTGTCGTAGAAATCGACAGAATTGACTACCATCTTGTCCACTGTATCCTTGTAACGGGTTGCGTTACCAGTGAATGCCGTGGAAATCCGGCGCTTGTTGCCCGAGTTCACCATGATGAGTGTCGGGTTGCCGCCTTCTTGCCAGATATCTTCGATGATAGCGTTAAGGTCCGCTTCCGCAAAGACTGCGGACGAACCAGTGCCCTCAGATGCAGCGCCAGCCGCCGCATCGGGGAAGCCCTCAGTCGTACCGGACAGGGTAGGATCAGAGCCGCCTGACTGGAACGAGGTATTGGTCGAGAGCCATGCAGGGAGACCAGCCGTTTGCCGAGCGTTACCCGACGAGCCAGCCGCAGCGGCGATGTTGGAAAGCAGCATGACTTCCTTATCACGCTTCATTTCCTTCATCTTGATAACGATCTGCTCAGAAAGCCGCTGGATATTTTGGGCAGCGGCATCGACTGCTTGCGCAGTGTGCGATACCTCGGCCACTTTGTCGGAAATCTGCGTGTAGTTGGAAAAACGCAGTGCCAGCGTAGCAGCGTCGTTACCGGGGTCGGCTTCACCTTCTGCAACTCGGTTCGAGCTATCAGTGGAAGCCAGTTCGACAACGGGCCACTCGAAGAGAGTGTTCGTTGCCGTCTCCGCCCGAATTGCCGTTTGAAAAGGCACTTCTTCTGGAGAAATCATCGTGTAGGCTTCTTGCAAGTCCTCACGAATTACGTTGTTGTCGTACGTCTCAGACGTATTTGCGTTAACGCCCATTTCAGCCTCGCTTGCTTATCAGGGTTGCGGCCACGTCTTTGACTTTGCCCGTCTTGCGCGCTGTCTCAGTGACCTTTTTCTGTTGGTTCTGCTGCTTGCGAGTTTTTGCTTTCAGTGCTGTTGCGCCTGACCGTAGCTTGCGTGGCCGCTTATTCTGCTGGCCTTCCAGATTTTTCACGGTGTTGGCCTTTCGCTTAGTAGCGCCTCTAGCGCCACGATACTTCGCTAGGTCAGCTACCATCATGTAGTAGCGATGATCGAGTGCCGAGTTAATTTCTTCCTCGGTAAACCCGTACGCTTTTGCCGTTTCTACCATGTTTTGAACAAGAGGCTGCGCCTTCTCTTGATTTGTGAGTTCCGGCAGCCGTTGCTTGAGCAGTTGTGCCTGCTCTTTGCGGTATTCGTCCCGCTGCTTTTGCAACTCGGCCTGCTGTCTTTGAGCCAAGGCGTAGAGTTGCTTTTTCCCCTCATTGAGGGTATCTTGCTCAGCTTGGTAGTCGGCAAGTTGACGGTAGTACTGGTCAGGGTTGCTCTGCTTCATAGAAGCGTCGGGCTTTTTGACCTGTGGCTTGAACAATTGCTGCTCAAGCGTATTCAGCACGTTGGCAAAGTTCTTGTTCGCTTCGCTGAACCGTTCAAGCATTTGAGTATGCTCGGCTTGCGCCTGTTTACGCAACTCAGTTGCTTCTTTGACGCGCTTATCGTAAGCGCCTTCACCTGACAAGGCTTTCTTGGCTTCGGCAATACTGCGATACTCGATCTTTCCGTCGATCTTGACTTCGATGAGGTCATCATCGTTAATATCTAGAACGTCGGTTGAGTCCGCGTCGTTATCGTCGTCCGTATCTTCCTCGTCGTCTCCTTCACCGTCATCGGTTGCTTCGGGGTCGTCTGACTGCTCATCTTCATCAGCGTCGTCAGCGGAGCCCTCATCTTCAAGCTCATCGTCGGACGTAGCTTCATCGTCGTTACCCTCATTGAGGGTAACTTCATCCTCAGCCTCGGCTGGTGTAGCCTGCTGTTTTGCCTTTGCTTTCTGCTCACCTTCATCTGCCGCTTGAAGCAGCGTCGATGCAATTTCGTGAACAGATGCTTTATTCCCGTCCGCCATAGAGTTTGATCCTATTTTCTAGCTCATCTGCTAATGTGTAGCGTCGATTTGCTTCCACGAGTTGCTCGGGCGTAGCTCCGGCAATCGTAAGTTGTGTTATACACTCCTTTTTATGCGCTGTCAACAGAATTTTTAGGTCGTTGTTTCTCGCCAGACGACTGGCTGCTTGAGCCAGTTCTTCCTCTTCCCTCTGATTGCGCATTGTTAGCAGCTTGCTCCTGTTTTATGCGTTCGCTCTCGCGCTGCGCGCCAATCTCACGCAGCTTGATAACACGATCCTGCACCATCTTATCGCGCTCAATATCGGCCTTGATACGCATTTCTTCGCGATCTTTTTCGAGCTTCGCCATATCTGCCTGATAATCGAGTTGGTCGCCTTGGAATGCAGCCTGCGCCTTGAGCTTTTCGCTTTCCAGCATAGCCATACCGGGGTCCATCGGCTGCATTTGCTGCGCATTCTGCGCTGCTGCGGCTTCTGCCTCTTTCATGCGCTGCGCAATAGTCTGCTCCATCTGCTCGGTGACAATCTTGAAATACCGTCCGGGGTCTTTCAAGCCACCGAGGTCCACAATATCTTCGAGGGTATTGTAGATTTGTGATAGGGACGTGAATGGATTATCCATTCCGAATTGCCCGATGATCTGTTCTTGCTTTTGCAGGATGAAGCTAAGGGTAGCCATTTTTTCTTCATGGCTAGCTGTACCAAGTCCCACATTAGGCTCAGCCGCCAGTGAAGGATCAAAAGCGGCCAGATCAACAGGAAGAAGCATACCACGAGAGCGCACCACCTGATATCGGTCTAAGTGACGTTGACAAAGCCTTAGCAGCTTTTTGAAGATGCCGATAAGGCCGGTTTCTACGACATTGCGAGCCATTAGCTCGACTTGTCCTTGGCTTAGCTGAATTGTGTTCCGTACTGCATCCTTATCAGTTGATTGGAGGGCATCAGGGTCTAGACCCCGCGCGGCCTTTGTCATGCCAACACGTTCTTCGGTATCCTGTTCCATGTATTGCAGGAACGGGATAAGCGAAGCGCCAGTAAACGGAATGTCAACGACTTGTATATCTGGCGTTCCCATTGTCTTAATAGGCCCGCCGATAGCGTTATTCATCAGGTCATTGAAGTCCGTTTTAGATGGATCAGCAGCAAACCGTGGATTGTTTGCCATATGCGCGTTGTCAATGATAGCGCGAAGGATCGAAGTCTCATTATCCTGTTTCTCGATCAGCATATCGGTAATAGATCGACCGATAACAGTGTACGGCTGCGGATCGAGCGACACAAGTTCGATGCAATAGTCCTCAATCTCGTAATGAGTGATGTACTTGTAGCTATTTCCGCCCAAGTAGAAGCAATAGCGCTCTTCAACGCCATCGCCATTGAGGTCATATTTGCAGTAAACTTCTGTCAGAAGGATGCGCTTTTGCAGCAGATCGTCGCTATCTTCGCTATCCTCATTAGGAGCATAGCCACGCCGCTGCCTAGCGCTCTCTGCGGCGTACTTATCTTCCGGGTCAGAGCCTTGCAATTCTTCCCAATTGTCGTATTCAAGGCCCATTTCAATCGCTTCTGCGACCGTTATTTCACGATGATGCCCGTGTACGCGCGCATCTTCGAGACTTGTGGCGTCTCTAGAGACGAAAAATTCATAAATCGGGAAATCTTCGATATGAATTTGTCCGTAGGGAAAATATTGGTAGCCTTTGACGTTGTAAAGGTCATTTTCCCCTAACTTAGGGTGATCTTCTACCTCTTTTACCTCAAAATCGGGCAGTTCTTTGAGTTCATCGACTTCCTGCTGCGTCAACGCCGTAATTTCGACGTATTCCGGCGCCGGGTCGGTCTCATACCAGACCTTAATCGGCCCGGATTTGAGTTTCGCGGCCTGTAGAACGGCGTTATAGAGGATTTTGTAGCCGCCAGACGCCTTGAAACGCTGCTCAGCGAATAGCCCTTGCTGGTCGATAAACTCTGCATGCTGAATATGGGTCGGAATGTACTCAACTGGCTTGCGCGCTTGGTACAAAACCCGCATGATGTTCGGCAAAATGCCGCGAATTACGTCGCGGACCTCGGTTTTGACGGCATTTGAGCGCCCTTCATCGCTTGGAAGGTCGCAACCACCCGCGTAATAACGCTCAGCGCGCGCCCAATCATCTTCAAACTCGGCCCACATGAAGTTAATAGCTTCTTCAACTTGATATTGA